TTTTATTGATGTTTTTTGTCTTTATTTGTTACTTATTTTTAGTTGAAATATGTTAAGTAAAATTGAATTCTGATGGTAATTCTTCAATTTGAGTTGAATAATATTGTTCAATTTCTTTCATTTTTTGAATATCTCGTCTAGTAATAAGATTAATGCCAGTTCCCTTTCTTCCCCATCTACCAGATCTTCCAATACGATGAAGATAATTATGAATATCTCTAGGTAGATCAAAATTAATTACAACGGCAACTTGTTGGATATCAATTCCTCTAGATGTTACATTTGATGAAATTAAAACTCGTGAACCGCCTGATTTAAATTCCTTAAAAACCTTTTCTCTCTCGGTCTTATCCATATTACTATGTAGACAGCAAACAGGAAATTGATCTTCTTTCATGGCTTCATACAAATCAATGACTCTTTTAACACTATTAGCATAAATAATACATTGAGATAATGAAATATGTTGATATAAATCCTTTAAGGTACGATATTTTTCTCTATCATCATTTACAGCAATAAAATATTGTTTAATACCTTCTAGAGTAAGACTTTCAGCTTTAACACAAATTTTAACTGGATTTCTCATAAATTTGTTTGTGATTTGATAAATATTATTAGGTAATGTGGCGCTAAATAGTGCGATTTGAACATTTTTATTTAAATATTTAAAAATATTATATACTTGTTCTTTAAACCCAGATGATAACATTTCATCGGCTTCATCAAGGACAATAAGTTTAAGTTTGTTGGCATTAATATGACGTCGTCTAACCATATCATATACTCTTCCAGGACAGCCAACAATGATATGAGGAGGTTTTTTACGCATTTCATCAGCATCATCATCAATAGATGAACCGCCAACAATAGTTTTAATTCTGATTCCATGCATCATTGAGGATAATCCAGTAATGACTGTAGTAATTTGATGTGCTAATTCGTGAGTGGGAGCCATAATAAGAATTTGGTTTGAATTCTCAGAAATAACAACTTTTGATAGAGCTCCGATCGTAAAAGATCCAGTTTTACCTGTTCCGGATTGAGCTTGAGCGATTAAATCTACGCCTTGTAGAATAGGATAAATTGCTTTACTTTGAATAGGACTTGGTTTTTCAAAACCAAGAGTATAAATTCCTCTTAATAGTTCATTGTTTAACTCTAATTCATCCCATGTAGTAAAAACTCTAATGGGTGTTTCCACAACATTATTATCATCCTGATTATTAATCTTAGTTTCGGGGTTTAATTCAACTGACATTGTATATTATATTATATGTGTTGGGTTTAAGTGTATTTAAAATAATATTATATTTAAAAAAAAATTGATATAAATAATACTCTATATAAGTATAGTATACAGCTACAATGGCAGCTACTTTGAAGTATAATCTTAAACAAATTACTGATATCTCTTACAGTGGATTTTATTTTGAAATCCAAGAGGATACACGTAATATTATTAATTATTTATGTAATCAAGTAGGAACAATGGGGATTAGTTCTTCAGTATTTTCTAAATCAGCTCCATCTAAATCTATCTCTTTAGCAGTAAATACAAATGAATTTATGTCATCTTCTGGTCTGAACAAAAATAATAAGAAAAAGCGTGGTAATAAGTCTATGGAAGTAAGTTCTCAGGAGGAATGGGAAAGTTTTAGAACTTTTCCATTAATGGTTGCTAAAATGGAAGAAAAAACAGGTACTGAAGCAGAGGTTAATGAAATCCGTCTATATCTTAATAAGCTTACAAATAAGACTTTCTTGGATATGAGAGAAAAGATTATTGATAAAATTAATCTGATTTGTTCAATGCCTTTTGATGCTGTTAAATTAGGTTCAATGATTTATGAAATATGTTCAACTAATAAGTTTTATTCAAAGATATTTGCTGATTTATTCGCAGAGTTAGCAATAAAGTATAGTTGGTTGAATGATATTTTTAAAGAGTATTACTCTAATATTATGTCACAATATAGTGATATTGTATACGTTGATTCTGAAACAGATTATAATGGTTTTTGCGAAATGAATAAGAAGAATGAAAGACGTAGAGCAATCACAACATTTTATCTTAATTTAGCCCTGAATGGATTTATTCAAAAGAAAGAATTAGTAAAAATGTTAAAGGATATTTTGACATCAATAATGAATATGATCAATACTACTGATAAAAAGAATGAGGTTGATGAATTGACTGAAATTGTTGGAATATTGTTTAATAGGGATATGATTGATGAGGTGGAGGATGATGCTAGTGAACCCGAAGTTTATTATGTTCTAGATCAATCAATATTAGAAACATTAAATAGTTTAGCTCAAAAGAGAGCAAAGGATTATCCAAGTTTATCTAATAAGGCAATTTTCAAGTATATGGATCTTGTTGAGATGTAAACATTATAATTTTAATATAAACAATTTAAAAATATTTATTTTAATAATAAATAAATGAGTGATGTTAATAATGATAATATAACTTTTTTTCTTGAGGAAAAGAATGATAATAAAAATAATGAAGATGAAATCCAAAAAATGATGGATAAGTTTAATAATGATATTATGGACAATGTTTTAATTGATTCCTTTAAATCATTGAGTTATGAAGATAATATGTATAAATCTAAATTTATAAATGATAAATTATTTTATGAAGAAAAATGTAGTGTTAAAGATTTACTGAAAATATGTAACTACTATGGATTAGATAAAGATATAAGAACATTAAAGTGTAAAAAACAAGATATAATAGCAACTATTGTTTATTATGAAAGTTTGCCTGAAAATTTTTATATAGTTCAACAAAGAAATAAAATGTGGTCATATATAAGAGAGCTATTACTTGATCATAAAATGAAGAAATTTATTATTTGGAATTAAATTATAATATAGTAAAAGTTTACAAAATATTAAATCTAACTAATTTATATACAAATGGTAGTATCTAAATTAGACAATACAATAAACTATCCTGAACTAAAAAGAGTAGAACCAGAAGATTTAAGTAAAGAAGCAAATCTGTATCAGGTTGAAATAAAGGATTTAGAAGTAATTGTTGCTATTGGAGGTCCGAAGAATACCTTTGCAGATAAAAATGTGACTTATTTTCCGATTTATTTAGTTAAACATAATAATAAAGTGTTACAAGTAGGTGTTTTTGAGATTCCTTCAAGTAATATGGTTGATTATGTAGACGAGGATTCCGTTTTAGATGTTGAACGTTTAAATGATCCGTTAATTTATACATTTGCTACAAGAGATATGATTAAAAAACTTAGAAAAATACCTTTAGAAGAGAAAAAAGAGGAAAAACAAAAGAAACCAAAAGATGGTAAAAAAGAAAAAAAATCAAAACCAGAAAAGGAAATTGAAATACTTATTCCACAAATACGAAAAGATATTTTTACGGCAAGAATTGGAGCAAATATTCCAGAATCTTTAAAAGAAGAAACATCTAAAATGGCTAAAGATGCTAGACAAAAGTATAATGAAACATCTGATGATAATTGGATACAAAAATTTATGAAAAATAAAAATTATTCAATTACAGATAATGAAGGAGGTGGAGACTGTTTTTTTGCTACTATTAGAGATGCCTTCCAAACTATTGGTCAAGATACAACTGTAAATAAGTTACGTACTAAAGTATCTGATGATATAAAAGAAGAATTTTATAATGATTATAAAGAACGATATGATATGTTTACAAGAGAAATAAATGAGACACGAGCTGAGTCAATAGTAATAAAGAAAGAATATGATGAATTAAAGGCAAAAATAGCTACAACAATAGATAGAGAACAACAGTTAATTATTAAAAATGCTGCAATGAAAGTTAAAGAAAAGTTTGATAAATTAAAAAGAGAAAACGAATTTGCTAAGGATAATATAGCAGATGTTTTATTTATGAAGAATATTAAATCATTTGAAGATATGAGAAAATATATTCGTACATGTGATTTTTGGGCAGATGCTAGAACCATAAATATTATGGAAAAATTATTAAATGTTAAATTTATTATTTTATCAAGTAAAAGATATCATAGTGGTGATTTAGATGGTGTATTACAATGTGGAACTGATGTAGACCCATTAATTATTAGTAGAGATGAGTTTAAACCAGAATTTTATATTATGATTGAACACACAGGAAATCATTACAAATTAATTGGTTATAAAGGAAAAAAAATTTTTACTTATAAGGAGTTACCATACGATATGAGACGAATGATTGTGGATAAATGTATGGAACGAGATTCGGGTGTTTTTACGTTTATTCCAGAGTTTCGTGAATTTAAAATTGAATTAGGTTTAAACACAAATAAAGTAGCTACATTTGACGATTTAGGAGAAGCAAAAATTATGAATTTATATGACGATAATATTGTATTTAAATTTTATTCAAAATCAGCTGATGAACCTATTCCTGGAAAAGGTTCTGGTGAAAAAATTCCAATAACAGCTATTCCAGAATTTGTTAATTTAGCAAAGATTCCAAAATGGCGAAAGAAACTGTCTAATTTCTGGATACAGCCATTTTCGTTAGATAATCATCGTTGGGCTTCTGTTGAACACTACTATCAAGCATCTAAATTTAAGAAAAATAATCCAGAGTTTTATTTATCATTTAGTTTAGATTCTGGAACTGAATTATCTCAAAATCCTGAAATGGCAAAGGCAGCTGGAGGTAAAACTGGTAAATACCAAGGTACTTTATTGAGACCAAAAACTGTGGTTGTGGATCCTGATTTTTTTGCTAATCGTGCTGATAAGGAAATGTCTACTGCTCAACAAGCAAAATTTACTCAGAATGAAGATTTAAAGGTTTTATTATTGGAGACAAAAAATGCTAAGCTAACTCATCATGTAAGGGGAAATGAGCCTGTTGTATATGATGGATTAATGATTATTAGAAATAAAATAAAAAATGGCGAAATTTAAGGTTTATACGTTAAAATTAGATATATTTTATATAATTAAAATATATGAGCGAAAAAGAAGAAATGAAGAGTTTTTTAAAATTATTTGAGATTTTTTTAACTCAAGATGAAAGTATTTTAGGTAAAAATGTAAAAAAATTTAGTATAAAACTAACACCCGAAATACAAAAATATTTTTTATTGTTGTGTAAAGAATTTCCAGAAATATTTAGTTTATTTGAGGAAACATTAAAAAAAATAATTTTAGACGATAAGATTGATAGTAAAGATATATCAGATATTTTAGTGTTAGTTAGTAAGATATATAAAATAATAAAGGAAAATAAAAGTGTTCCTACTGTTGAACCATATGAACTTATAAAAACACTAATTCATTTGGGATTTATTATTTACATAGAAACTAACAAGATAAAAAATACTGAATCTATTTTAGGTCTATTGAAAATAATTGATGCGGCAATTGAGTTACTAAAATTAACACCTATAATTCCTAAAAAAGGATGGTTATGTTGTAAATCTAAATAATTAAGACACACAATTATATGAATAATTATGTGTTTTCAAAAACTAAACAATGAGCATTATACCAAAGTAGCCGTAGGACATTTAAACCGCTTATTAATAAGCGTTTTAAATGAAAAAGGTGTAAAAAATGATTAAGATAGTGTTAGTATCTATTTATATACTAAATAAATAAATAATAATAAAGCTTAATATATAATATAGAATATGAAAATAACAAAAGAAAGCAATAAGTTAATGTCTTTTTTTGTGGAACATAATTGTTTACTTTCATTAAAACAGACAAGTAAAACGGATACTATATTAAAAAAGCTATATAATGATATTAAGAGTGGTGTTAGTTATATAAGCGAGATAAAGTCAAAAATGGGCGATTCATTTTATAAATTAAATGTAGATCATATAACAAATATAAGTCAAATACCAAAGCCGACAACATTTCCTCCAAATGCTTTTCCACAAGAAGTGCGAAATCATATAGAACAATATAGTATTGGATTATTAACATATAATTTTAATTTATTTGATAGAAATATAAGTATAATATTTTTAACAGAGGATGATCGTGTGGAAAATTTGATAGAGCATTATAACAATTATGTAAATTATATGTTAGTTTGGTTATATATAGTAGATATATATTCATCAAAGAAATGTGCTAGTCAATTAAAAATTTTTATATATCACACAAGTTTATTGAAAAATTTGCCAGGATCAAATATTAAAATATTAAATGAAAATAATGTAAATACAGCATTTACAAGAACATGTCCAATTGATTCAGAAATAGTTGTCTTCAGAAAAGAAGAATGGTTTAAAGTATTTATGCATGAAACATTTCATAATTTTGGTTTAGATTTTTCGGATATGAATCTGATGTCATGTAATAATAAAATTTTAGAATTATTTCCTGTAAATTCAGCAGTAAATTTGTTTGAATCATATACTGAATTTTGGGCTCGTATAATGAATGCGCTATTTTGTAGTTTTATAAATATGAAAGATAAAAATGATATAGATGAATTTTTGACAAATGCGGAGTTTTTTATAAATTTTGAGAGGATATTTGCTTTTTTTCAAATGGTAAAAGTGTTAGATTTTATGGGTTTAACATATAAGGATTTATACAAAAAAACAGGTATATCAGAAAATATGAGAAAGACACTTTATAAGGAGAATACAAATGTGTTATCATATTATGTAATAACATTGATATTATTAAATAATTATCAAGATTTTGTATCATGGTGTAATGTAAATAATATAGAAATTTTGAATTTTAAAAAGACTACAAAGAATTTGGATGATTTTTGTAAATTTATAGAAAAAAAATACAAAACAAAAAATATATTAGAAGGTGTAGAATGTACAGAAAAGCTATTATATCGTATAAAAAAGTCAAGTAGAAAACAAAAGGAAATGTTATATTTGATAAAGAATTTACGAATGACAATATGTGAAATGGGATAATATATATTATTTTTGATTTAAAGGGCTTTAAGTTATTTTTTAAATATATTATTTTTTTATATAATTTCTATGCTGCCAACAATATTCCAAATTCTTATAACATGTCTTACCACATTTAATACCATTTTTTTCGGTGATACAAATATATTTATAACAACCATTACCGACTGACTTTTTATTTGATTTCCATGCCGTACTCACAGCATCAAAATCTATATTAACCTCATATGTTTTCTTTTATTGTTTGACTTCTTGTCTTCATTTTTGATTTTATAAATGAAGACAAACTAACAAATAGTAATTCAATTTTTTATTTAAACTTTGTTAGTTTATTCATAAGTTTATTTCCTAATGGCTTTGTAGTTTCTATTATATTCATATTTCCCTTCTTACATACATTATTCAATATTTTATTATTTTGTTTCGCAATATTTATCAATTTTATATTAGGATTTTGTAAATAACGTAATAAAGCTATTTCATCAATTGATTCAGTTAATACTCCATTCGCCCAAATACCATAATTTCTATTTTTATTATCACTTTCTAAAACTAAATGATAAATATTTATATTAATATCTTTCTTAATTTCTGTAAATGTATTATCATAATAAGCTATTAATTTATATTTATCTTCTATTTTACTTGATATTTCAATATCAAATTTTGAATTATATACTGCTAATAATTTATTCATAGCCTCTTCTTCTTTTTCTGTTAAATCGTCATATAACATTGAATGACTACCTGTAATATATAGATCTTCAAATAGATTACCATTTGTTAGTTTGCTTAATCTATATAAGTTGTTTATACTATGTTCTTTTTTGTTGTTTAATAGTTCCTTCATATTAAATTTACATTTTTTATATCCATTTTTGTATGTTTTTACGAGTGTTCCTTCTTCTATATATTCTATAGGTATATATACATCTTGACCATTCAATTTACATAATATTTTTGTTCCCTCTTTAAAACATATTGTGCCTGGTGTTGTGCTTGGTGTTGTTCCTGGTGTTGTGCTTGGTGTTGTTCCTGGTGTTGT